TTGTAGGTAGATTTGTCTTCGTCTATTTCGTATGCGTAGACTACTGTCACCTCTTCGCTAGCTTGACCAATTGTTGTGTCAAATTCACAAGTTTTATCCATAATTCACTCCTGTTAAAAATTAAATCTTATTCCTGTTTGACAAGGTTTGGTACTAGGACAAACCCTTACTCCAAACACTCTTTGACGCAAATATCGACACCTGGTTCACTAGAAAATACCTTCGTAACGTGGATGTTGACGATCTGAGAATCATCTTTGTAAACCACTCCATTCATGCCGTCTTCTACGCTTTTTAAAATATTTGACGCATCGGGCTTCTTGGTTGGTTTTTCATCACCAGAAGCAATCGCTTGTAGGCGCTTTTTTGTAGCTGATGCCGGTATGGGTACCCTGATGTATAAATAAAGGCTTACAGGGGTCTCTAAAGGGCTAGAACTGCCCATTGCTTGCCTAGCCGCATCCTTGATTAACGCTTCATAGCTTCTTGTTTTCTCAGGGGTGTAGGCAGTCACGAAATTGCCACGCTTGGCATACCTTGCTCTTTGTTTGCCAACAGGGTTGCCTTCAACATTAAATGTGACGATAAAAGTCATTCGAGTGTCCATCCTTGATTCTGTTCATTAAAGCCCTTATGCGGTCTCTAGCACCACGGCCATAGATTCGTTCTGCTCGCTCTAGCCGACCACGCACAAAGTCTCTGTCTTTGTTTGTCTCCCAAGTACGATAGAGTTCCCTAGCCTCTGCAATCTCTAGGGTTTGTCTATCGCTTGGGTTTTCTATGTTTCGTCTGGAATACATAAGTCGCCAGTTAATTCCAATGCTTTGTTTATCAGGTGTACCGGAAATGGTACGCCCTCACGCACCTTGTCCAGTAGTTTCATGGCGTCAGCGTGAGACATTACATTCCCAATGCTTGAACAATTTGAGTATGCAATTCAAGAGGTTTTGCTTTGCTTGGATTGCCACCAGAAATCAATTTAGGCTTTGGAGGCGGTAAACCTTTTTTCTTAAACATTTCATCGGGCGATCTGTCTCCCATCAGAGCAGGGACATCACTTGTTTGGCCGTCGTATGTTTTGTAAAGCTCACAAAAACGATGTTGCAAATAACCAAGCTCATTTATGTTTGTTCTGCACAACTTAGGCCATCCACCCATATCCCTTATGGCCGCATGAGTCGCGCTATCGCAAAAATCAATATCACTGTATGCGCCAATAGCGCCCATCGCCTCATGTACCCGACCCCATTCACGCAAAGAGCGATCTGTCTTTGTGCCACCAAGAATTCTGACAATATCAGCCACCTTTGGAGCAAACTGCCCTTTGTCTGGGTCAGTCGCATGGTTGCTCAGGGCTTGTGCAACTTGGTCAAAATCATAGCTTTGACATCCATGCCACCAGACATTCAGAGAAAACTCGCTGACATCTTGCTTCCAGTAACCCAGCGCATCACCAACCAATTGGTAAAAATCTGATTTTTGATGGATGTTCATACCAAACCTTCTTTCTTTAAAAGACGCTCAACAACTGCACGATTTGAGGCTTCAAGCGCCTCTTGCTTATTTAACTTTGGCTTTATTCCAGCGGGTGGCAAAACTTTAGCCAACCATTCAAGCGGCTGCAAAGGTTTGGCACGGATGCAATCACGCAACGAATTGACTAACAACTCGTCTCCATGTGCTTTTCTCAAACCGCCAAGAAACGATCTTGCAGCTTTGTCACTTGTTCCAGCATTGGTCAACAAAGGAACACCATAACCAAAAATAATTTCATCAGGCGTTAGCGGCGTTTTTACGCCCGTATCTTTAGATACGGAATCTTCTATATGGTTATGGTTATGGTTATGGTTATTGGTTAATGGTGCATCATCGGTAGACGATGTACCCATCACCTTTACATCATTACCCCTTAATGTACTTATGTAGTCATCAATAGACCCATTCAAATAATGGTGCACAAAGTCTTCTTTTAAGACCACTCCTTTAAGAGATGGATTGTCCCTGACAAACGCGCCCAAAGCAGAAACGGCTTGGTGTTTGCGAAATTCAGCGATTTCCTTGTCTGCCCTTGCATTTACAAAGCCATCCTCTGTGGACAAAAAGAACTCGTTAAGGACTGTTAAAACATCCTCTTCATGATCTCTCATGCCGATGTGTCTGGCAGCATCCCGATGCTTAATCGGTTGCTCATGGAGGAAATAGAAGTCAAGCAAGCGCCTGTAAGCCAAATCCTCGTAATGCGAAAGATGGCGTGTGTGACTCATGTAGTCACCAATGTGAAACTTATAGAAATGCATATTGTCCGCTTTTTTAACCACCCTTAGAAGGAATTGCCAGCAGGAGAAGGGCTAACTCTTTTCGGTCGGGTAATTAGTCCGACCTAGCTGGGTTCCATAATATCAAACTTATTCTACGATGTAAATCAAATAAATTGATTGTTGGCAATTTCTTTCTTACCTTGCTTGGCAAACAAACGAGCAGCTTGTTGCTTCATCACTGCATACTCAGCCTTTGAAAAGATGCCGTAAGACGGAACCCCGCAGAAGTACTTAACTTCATTGTGGTTTTCTGGCTTTTCATCGCTGATCAATGTGTACTCAGCTAACCAGCATTTACCTATCTTGACTTTACCAGTCTTGATGATGCCCTGATCACGCAGATTCTGCGCTGTAGACAGCACTGTAGCTCTAGGCATACCAGTGATGTCAGACACCTGTAAAGAGGACAGAGGGCCGTTTTTGAGGGCTTTAATGATTGCTTCTTGGGTCATTTATAGAGGTTTTCTAAGTTAAGTGGTCTGTCAAGGTGAAGTTCTAGTGTCCTGGCAAGCAGAGCAGTTACCGCAGCGGTAAAGTCCTCTGGCTCATCAACATAGACACTAGCCATGCGATTGGCGTAACCATGTAGGGTTTCCGCACATTGTTGTTCAAGGTGTTCGTAGTTCATAACGTGAGCCTAGCATGATAAAAAAGTCTTGGACATAGGTGAAAACCCCTAGATATTTCTTGCAAAACCTGTGGCACATTATCGATGTGGACAACAAATAGCCCACGTTTAACAGGAGTAAATGATGCCAATGCTTAATGGAAAGAAAGTAGTAGACCTAGAGGTAGATGGAGTAGATTCAAGAGATTATCCAGACTTCTCTGATGCCTACTTCTCTTATGGATGCTACGAAGATGGAACAGAGTTAACAGATGAAGAGTTAGATAAACTCACTATTCTGGCAGACGATGTTTTATGGGAAATGGCTTTTGAGAGGCTTCACTAATGAAATCACTATTTCAGACCTATGTGGAGAACTTTGCAGACATCCAATACTGTGGACATTGTTTGGAAGCAAACAAAAAGTGTTGCGATGAAAACAACTATGTAATGTTCTCAGACCTAACAGTCGCTGAACAACAGAAAATCATCAATCAAGAGTTAGATAAATATCTTTAAGGAAAAAATCATGGGCGTACATAAAAAGTTAATGACAGCACGAATGAGGCTTCAAGGCACAGAGCTTAAGAAGTCTGGTCACAATAAGTTTGCTGGATATCAATACTTTGAGCTGGGAGACTTCCTTCCACAGATCAATAAGATTTTCCATGAAGAGGGTTTATGTGGCGTGGTTTCTTATACCAAAGACTACGCAGATTTGACCATTACAGATACAGAAGATGGAACTTGTCTTTCTATTTCGTCACCAATGGTAGAAGCCAATCTAAAGGGCGCTCACGCCATTCAAAATCTTGGTGCTGTAGAGACATACCAAAGAAGATATCTCTGGATGACAGCAATGGAAATCGTAGAGCATGATGCCCTCGATTCTTCTGCTCCACTTAAAGATGAAAAACAAGCTCCTGTTATCACCCCAACTCAGGGTGCAATGGATAACATTCCTATTGAGGAATTAAGGTATCTTGATGAACTGGCAGTCGATCTGATTGCCATGTGTGAGCAAGGTGATCCCAAGGGAGCTTGGGTTAAGTTGGAGGCAGAGAGCTTAGAGGCTGAACAAAAAGTGGCCTTGTGGACTTTGCTTCCCAGTAAAGTGCGTTCTGCTTTGAAAAAGGCTAAGGAGTTATAAATGGAAAGTGAAGACATACGTCCAATAGATTTTCTGCCAAACACATTTATTTCCAGAGATGGTCGATTGTGGAGAAATGGCAAAGAAAAGAAATTTACTATTGCAAAAGTAGGTTATGAAGTTGTTAGTTTTTCAAATAACGACAAAACAAAAACTTATTACAAACACCGATTGCTTCTTCATGCTTTTGTTGGCAAATGTCCAGATGGCTGTGAAGTGTTGCACATCAATGGTAATAAGCTAGATAACAGACTTGAAAACCTAAGATGGGGCACACGAAAAGAAAATGTTGCCGATTCTATTAAGCATGGTGTAGCGACTATTGGCGCAAGAAATGGTCGGGCACAGCTAACAGAAGACATGGTTAAATTTATTCGTCAATTTACATTGACAAAAGAATCTGTAGAAAAGCTATCAGATAAATTTCAAGTTTCTAATTATGTAATTAGAAGAGTTTTAAATGGTTTGACATATAAAGGAATATGAAAATGGAAAATAATCAACAAGCTCGCGATAACAGCGGAGTTTTATTCAAAAGTGATAAACGTGATAACGAACGCGCTCCACATTATCGTGGAAACATCACAGTCAATGGTCAGGATTACTGGCTATCAGCATGGATTAAAGAAGGCAAAAGTGGAAAGTTTATGGGTCTTGCAGTGTCTCCAAAAGAGGCCCAAGCACCTGTAAAACCAAAGCCTAAAGGTTCAGGCTTCGACGATTTCGAAGACGCCCCTTTTTGATAGTTTTTGAGGGAAAGCGGATGCCTTGCGACAATTCTGTCGGACGAACTTGGACGCAGCGAGTACCTCACCCATTTAACAGGAGTGAATGATGAATGATATTTTTGGCAACATGAAGCAGTCAATGGAGAGATTCTTTGGCACACCAGCATTTAAGTTGGCACGAAAAGAAGACCCTACAACGAGTCACGAAGCGGCTCAAGTAGTTGACACCACCAAGCTTGAAAGTATGGTCTATGAGGCTATAAAGGGCTTTCCTGAAGGTTGTATTTCAGATCAAGTCTTAGAGTTGTTCCCGCAGTACCCATATTCCTCGATAACAGCAAGATATAAGTCTCTGTTAGACAAAGGATTCATTGAAATCGTGGGCGTCAAAGTAGGTCGCTCTGGTCGTAAACAAAGGATTATGAAATGCAAATAACCTTACCTCCCCATTCAAAGATAAGCTATCCATCTATTCCAACAAAGGATTTCAAGTGGGAAAGTGGTTCAGACGTTCAAGCGTTATGGAGAAAGTACGGATGGACGCCGCCATCGGAAAAGATGATTGCTCCACCACCAGAGAAATATCAAGAGCCAATGAGGAAATTCAAATGAGCTTTGCTAAAACAGAAATGCTTGTGGTGCAATGGGGCGAATCAAGAATGATTGTCCAGAACAGCACTCCATTTGCTCAAGCCTTGAAGACCAAAGAAGAGCTAGAAGAGCTGTTTGATGCCATCTCCAAAGGCGATAGAGAGGCTATGGCAGACGCTTATGGAGATATCCTAGTAACTCTAGTTATGGGATGTGCCTGTGCTGACCTAGACCTTTTAACCTGTTTTCAAGGTGCTTACCAAGAAATAAAAGATAGAAAAGGTTTCCTAAACAAAGAGGGAATCTTCGTCAAAGAAGCACAGCCAATGCCTGGTTAAAGTGTTTCTCTCGGTCATTTAAACCAATATAGCCGCCATTGATTTTTTTCGTCATAGTACGAAGGTCTTTAGTGTCAGCGTATTGGTTTAATTTTTGTGTGTTCCAAAAGAATCCTGCACTCAAAGCAGCATACTGAGGAGTAGCAACTAACTCTGGTTGCATTACAAAATCCTCACCAAGGGCTTGTCCTGCATGGTAGTAGTTAGCATGACCTGTTAACTGAATACAGCCACGACCCCTAAAGCGATAACCATCACCAGAAGCCTCATCACGATTGCCCATGCGATTGGCATAAACCATATTGGCGATCTTCTTTGGATTCTTTGCATACTGGTTGGCAATCTCAAGAGTTGGAAAGCGTTTAGGCCATAACTTCATCAAAGTTTCGGCTCTATAGTTCAAATTCTCTTCCAGAATCCTAAAGTTGCCACACTCGTGACCACATTGAGCAATAAAAGCAGCCTGTCTAAGTGGCGTAGAGATGTCAAAACGCTCAAAAGTCGTGTTTAGAGGTGCTTCCCAAACAGGGTCTATGTGCATTTGTTTAAGTTGGTCACTTGTTACCATTTAGCAAATCTCTCATCTGGTTGTACGAGTCCACACACGCATTCAAAGCGGCAGTATTCTTGTCACCTTGGGCGACTATTTCTGCGATGGCATCGATTGTTGCTCTTTCGGCATCAGAAGCTGTGTCAGTCTGTCTGTCAGGTTGACTGGTTGCTTTTGTATCTGCGCTGGCAATGGGGGTACTTGGGGCGGTTTGTACACTACTTGTGGGGCAGAGGCGCAGCTTGCCAGCACGATTGGCGACAGCAAGAGCAGTAGTCTTTTTGTTGATAGCATCATTAGCCTCCTGTAATTTCGCAGATTGTTGGTTAAGTTTCTCGCTCATGTTCTGCTCGATCTGACGAGCTTCATCATTCTTTTTAGCAATGGCTATCTTCATGTCGTTATCACGCTCTAGCCATCCATAGTGGTGACCTACCCTGTAAGTTCCAAACAAGGATATAAGAACACCAACGATTAACCAAGGTATAGGTAGCATTAGTCAGCCTCCTGACGAGCTTTGGCAATCTCTTCACGAACTTCATCTGGCTCTTGGTGATCTGGTGGAGTTGTTGGTGGAGGGCCAGGAGTCCAAGATTCATCCAACTCAGGATTAGTCCAAACAGGCATAGCACCAAAAGGTTGGCTAGGCAGACCATAAGCAGACTGTGGAGGTGCGTAGGATGAACTTACTGGATAACCGCCTTGGAAGCCTTGTTGGGGTGCGCACATGGGTTGCATCGGAGGAGTAGGATTCATCCTCTCTACGAGCGATTTAGCCCCTTTGTTGATGGCAAACATTCCGATAAGAGTGCTGATACTTCCGACCAACAACAAAACCACGTCATTTAAGAGCTTGGTGAAGGCTTGGTCAATGGGCGCCATCGACTTGATTGGCTGTGTCACAAAGATCACAGAGTAGAGCATGGCAAACACTGTCAAACCAAAAACAAGCATAACCACAACAACAGCGAAAAGCCATCCACAAACCTTGATTAGCTCAATAAGCTCTTCAGTGCTTTTAACCTCAGAAACTTTCATTTGGGGGCTTCCTGTGTTGGTTGAACATCACTTACTTTTTTCTCCAAAATAGGCGCTACTAAGTATTCTGGACACATTTGCGTAAACAGGCATTTAGGTTTCTGGCATTGTTCAGCATGAAAGTTATCAGGATTTTGGCAAAAGTACCTGTACCTGTCTTCTAGGCAACCACCTAGAAGTATTGCTGATAGCAAAATGATATATCTCATGCTTTAACGTCCACCTTAACCCATTGAGTCTTTATCTCTTGGGCTTTCTGTTGTTGGTCAGCTTGATGATTTAACTCTGTCAAACGCTTCATATTCTGCTCATGAATCACTCTGTGAGCCTCTCTAAGCATCAAGGCGTTCTGTTGATATGTGGTAATTCTCATAAACCTACCATCCCCAATAGTTTGTTTACAACTCTGTCAGATAAGTCGTTAGGTAGAAACTTTAAAAACCCAAGAACCCACCACGCAACACACAACCGAACGAATATCTTTAACCAAACATCAAACTGCTTTTGATACTCATTCATCGTCCGCACTTCGTCTGAGCACACATATCCTGTATCTCAGATAAACCAAAAGCAATTAAGCAAATCAGAACAACAATAGACAATCCTGCAATCAGATATGTCATTTGCTCTTCCTCCTCCTCTTTGAGACGCTTCTCCTCAGCCCTTAAAGCCGCCATCTCTTTGGCATCATCTCTATCCATCTCTGCCTGACGAGCTTTAATCTTATTCCAGACATCAATCTTGCCAGTCTGCATAAAGAGCATCTTGAGTTCTTCCTCAAATGCACGAGCCTGCTCAAGAGCCATCTCAATCTGGAGAGCAGTCCCCATGTTTGAGCCTTTTTTGCTCTTAGCCTGAAGCATAGCTTTAGTTGCTTGACTCTTAGCGTCAAACATCTTGCCAAGCATAGGAGCAAGACCACCAAGATCATTGGCGACCTTACTGGCCTTCTTGACCATTGAAATGGCGTTTTGTAAGCCATCAAGCGCAGCGATCGGATCCAAAGGTATCATTTCTTTCTCTCCCACTTAATGCACACAACCCTTCGGTTGTACACATCACCAGTCCAAGTCCATTTAATACATCGGTACTCTATGGTTGCCGCCAAGAGAAAGGCGATCACGGAAATGCCCAAACGATAACAATACTACAAAATATCACAAAGAATGTGACAACGGCTGCTGCTACAAAAGCAAACAGCCAGTCTTTCATTACTTCTCATCCCTAGGTTGCATTACTCCTCTCAAAGAGGCTGTAGCTGAGGTGCTGATAGTTGGACTCCATTGGTCAGGATTAGCCAATATGCTCAAGATTTTATTTCTTTCAGCAGTAGGCAATGTTGACAACAAATCAGCCGCACCTTGAGGCGTTTTCATAGCTTCAGTTAGCAACTTCATGGTATTTAATCCAACAGCCTTTTCAAGCTCGCTAATCACCTTGTTTGTTGATGATGCAACTACACTCAAATAAGATGGCAAGCGGATGAAAGATGTCTGTTGTTTAAGAAGTTGAGAAAGCGCAGTTTGACCTTCACTAACTTGTTCTTTAACGGACAATTTTGTTAACTGTTTGTTTGCTTGGTCACGCAATACAGCTAATGAGTTGTCTGCCAACTCTGTAGCAATGTTGTACTTGCCTGGCCCAAGAATCTTCTCAACCTCTTCAGGAGATTCATTTTGAACTAAACGAATAAACCCATCTTTGTTTGTTTTCCACAACTTTAAGGCTTCACCAGAGAGTTTGCGTTCTGCAATCTTCTCCATGCCTTTGGTGTAATCAGCCAGGTATTGTCGATAACCTTTACCACCAGACTCTTCAATTGCGTCAACAATGATTGGTCGAATATCACCAAGAACTTTAGAAGCAAGATTTCTCTGTGATGTTGCATCAATGCCTGGTCGTAACTTTTGAATAGCCGCATTTACTGAGTTTTTACGAATTGCATCCAAAGCCACAGCATCTACAACACCACCATTGTTTGTCCACTTAGCAATGTCGTCAGCAACATTCTTTACTGCACCTACAAGAACATCGTCACCAGCAAAGCGAGGATTGTTGCCAATAGATGAAATTCTTTGAGCTAGAGAAGCACCTTCGATTGGCTTGATTCCAACAGATCGCAAAGCATCTGCTGCACCTTGAGCAAAACGAGCGCCTTGACCTAAATCCAAAGAAGCATTTGCTGCTTGAGAAGCCCAATTGTCAGCCATCTGAGCCAACTCACCTTTGTAGGTATATCTTGTAAAACCAACAGGAATACCCTTCTTGATTAACTCAAGACGACCTGCAGCTTCTGCTAGTTCACCAGCGTTAATCAATCTGCGCACATCTGCAACTTTAGAAGCAGCGTCTGCGGATAATTGACCAGCTTGTATTTCGTATTCAGCAACAGCCTTACCAAGGTTTGCACGAGTCAAAGAAGATTCTCTAGCAGGAGTAGTTACTGCTGTAAGAGCCGCTTTCGCTTTCTCCGCAACAGAACGAACTTCTGCCGCATTTTCACCACCCGCCAACTTAGACAAAGCCTTGACAGACTCTTCTTCGTTAAACAAACGAATCTTTCGCAAGAACTGTGGGTCTTTTTGCAAAGCATCATCAACCAATGCTTGCCAAGTTGGATTGTTAAAAGAAGCTGTAATCTCTGCAACACTAGCATTAGGTGGAGCATTCTTAAGTGCTGTTAACACTTCAGGAAGGTCTTTGCCTAGAGCCAATTGAGCAAGATTAGCGGCTTTTTGCTTAGATGATGCCGTAGCCACATCAACAACTTTGCCTACCCCTTTTGCAAGCAATGGTGCAATAACGCGACCACCAGCCTCATAAGTAGCGCCTTCAAGGATATTCTTAACTGGCTCAGTCTTAGCCTCTTCTGGTGTCATTCCACCAAGGTAGATGTCACCTAGCTTTAAGGCTTCTTTAGCCATACCATAACCAAGACCTGCACCACCAACAATACCTGCTGGGCCAAGTGGAGTTCCTAAAAGACCACCACCAACAGCGCCTAGAGCCTCAACAGTAGGAGCAACAACAGGTTTGGCAATGTTTCTGTACAACAACTCGCTTAGACTAAGATTTTTCTCATTCTTAGCGGCAGGAACAGGCTTTCCATAACCAGGTATTTGCCCGGAAGGAGGGGCAGGATAACGAGCCGCCAACCTCTGTGTTTCATCTGCAACAGGCTTTTCAACACCTAGGTACGCATCTGGGTCAAACCCAGTAGATTTACCAAGGTATGCGTCAGGATCAAATGTTGCCATTATTGAACTCCAAGGCGTTGCTTAATTTGTGCTGAACGAGGGTCTTTAGGATTTGAATTAGCCCAATCTAAAGCCTGTTGATCTACACCAGAAAGTGTTTTCTTAGGTTGTTCAGCCTTGTATGAGTATGTCATATCGTAGGCTTCTTTTAAACGAGTTTTAGAGCCTTGAATGTCACCAATTGCTTGGTTAAGTGCTTCTTGAACATCTTTTGCATCTTGGCGACGATCAATAGCCGCGAACGATGCAGTAAGTTGTTTGCCCTCTTGGTTAGACACATTACCCAAAGCACCGCCAGTTTTAGAAGCATCACGAAGGTCTTGCAAGGCTTGGAAACCACCTTTAGCAACAATCTTGTCGTACAAGGCTTGTGCGGCACGACCATTTGCTGTTAAACCAGGCAATCGACCTGCGGCAAAACCTGTAATCTCTGACAAACCAGGGCTATCACGCAACTTTTCAATGTCTTTAACAAACGAATCAGCCTTAACCTCAAACGATTTAAGAGCAGAAGTTGCTTGTGGATATGAAGCCTCACGCTTTTGTAGTTCTTTAGAATTTAAAGGTTGTTCAGCTTGAGATTGTTTAAATGATTGGGTAAGTTGGGCAATGTCACGACGAGCGTCTGCTTGCATTTGAGCAATTTGCAATTGTGTTGCACCACGCTCACGAGCCGCTTCAATCTTTGCATCTGCTGTTGCTTTAGCCGCATCAACGCGAGCTTGATTAGCTGCAGCACGATCCGCAGAACCTTGCAAAGAAGCAAGAACCTTATCTGGAGAACCATATTTGGTCACTACAGCCAAAATTTGTTCTTGTGTTGCATCAGCACCTAATTTAGACAACTCATCACGCAATTGCTCTTCTTGTTTGATAGACAATTGAGTCTTAGCCGCAGTAGCCAAAGAAGACTGTTGAGCCGCTTGACGCTGTTGAGCAAGAGCCATTTCACTCTGTGCTTGACGAGCAAGTTGAGCCAATGCAGAAGCGCCTTGCATATCGCCCATCTGGGATAACATTTGAGCGCCTTTTAAGATTGAATCAGGATTGCTTTGGTCAATCTGTTTTGAAATTGACTGTCTTGCGCTAATCATCTTCAATTGTGGGTCTTGAACACCCATAGCACCTGCAATAGCACCGCCTAGACCTTTAGCACCTGCATAGGTCAATGCCGCACCACGAGCCGCAGGATTCAAGTTGGCAAGGGAGATACCCTCATTCATTGCTCCAACTCGCTGTTGCTCACCATACATTTCGGGGCTTAGACCGAAGAGGCTTCCAATCATACTTTCTGCCATGATATTTCCTTAAGAGAATACGCTCAATAAGCCTTGACCTGCCAAAGTGCCAAATGCAGGAGAAGCACCCAATCCAGACAAGATACCTGCATAAGGATTGTTTGTTGCCGCTTGTCCTGTCGCTAAATTAGTACTGTATTCAGCCCCTGCCAACCCTAACTTGCCTACATTAGCACCTGCTGTAGCTGCTGTTTGACCAAGTTGTGCACCCATTGTTAGTGGTTGCTGACCTGCGGCTTCAAGAGCCTGTACTTGACCCAAAGCAGTCGTGTAAGGAGCGTAAGCGGCCGTCTGACCACCATAGTACTGACCCATTGCATTAGCACCTTGACCCAAGAGTCCCGCACCAAATGTGACTTGTTGTTGACCAGCCTGTTGAGCTTGAGCCGCCAATTGAGCCTCTTGCATTGCACGAGCGTTATACAGAGCCTGTAGTTCAGGAGTAGTAGCACCATAAGAGCCACCTTGAGATACAGCCAAACCACCACGACCTTGTTGTTGCAGTTTGTTTTGCAGATTAGCCAACTCCAACTCACGACCTGGTTGCAACAAAGCCATCTGTTGATTCAAATAGTTCTGAGCGACTTGTTCAGGAGATTGAGCTAAGTACTGATTACCAAGGCTAAACAGTGATTGTGCGCCTGTTTGCAAAGGAGCAAACTGTTGTTGTGCGCCTTCTGCTTGTTGCAAACCAGACTCAGCCAACTTAACCAATCGATCTTGAGCATTCTTAGCTTCAGGACTTAGTGTGTATCCTGCGCTAGTAATCTGACCTGTTACAGGATCAACCTTGAACTCGGAAGTGCCAAAGCGAGTCGTCATGCCAACAGGACGGAAAGCCGCAGCCTGTTTAGCAGCCGCTGTTTCAGCATCAATACGAGCCTGCGCTTGTTGAGCCGCTTCTTTAGACGTTTGGCTTTGCATTAAGCCACCACCTAATGTCAAGCCACCAGATAACAAAGCGCCTAATTGAGCCGCTGTAAGACCACCAAGACCTGTAGCCGCAGTTGTAAGACCAGTTCCTAGAGCAGTACCAGCACCAGTCACCAGACCAGTACCAACACCAGTCCCTACACCCGCCAAACCTGTACCAAGACCTGATCCTGTTAGCACTCCAGTTCCTAAACCAGTTCCAGCAGTAACGCCAGCACCAGTGCCAGCGGCTCCTAAGCCTGCGCCAGCAGTTGATAGACCTAAACCACCTGCACCTGCAAGCAATCCCGTTCCACCCCCCATGCCGGTAACGCCAGCATCTGCCGCTAATTTAGCAGCTACAGAGTCAGCAGTAATGCCACCAGCCGCACCTGTGAGAACTCCGCTGCCACCAGTAAGGTTTGTTAATGTAGGAACTGCCGCACCAGTAGCTAAAGCATTTCCAAGAGTAGTAGCGCCAGCAGTACCACCTGCACCACCAAGAGCAAGGTCTAATTGAGCTAGTTCAGCAGTAGTTAAGCCAGCACCACCTGTAGCTCCACCAAGCAAGCCTTCAAAGCCACCCAATCCATAAATAGCGCCACCAACAGCAGCTAATTTAAGAATGTCGTTTTTCAGAGTGCTAGAAGATGCACCTTGTGTGTAGAAAACAGGCTTACCAGATTCATCAAATTCAACACCAAAGCCTGTATTGCCCTTACCTTCGTAAGAACCAGACCACAGATTTCCACCAGTTCTTTCGCCATAACCAGAGATTAATTTGTCGCCAGTCATCGAGTTAACGATACCCTGATCTGTTTTAGCCACTTGAGTGATGTCTGTTACACCACTTTTAGCCAATTCATCAGCCATGTACAAAGCGGCCTTCTCAGGAGGCAGTCCCCCAGTCCATGCTTCAGTAGTACCTTGTGAAAGAATTTGATCTGCTAACTTATTGACATTTTCAGCAGTATAAACAGATGGAGCCGCGTCGTTGTAACGAGTTTGGACTTCCTCTACTGGCAGGCCAACAGCTTGAGCCATTTGAGAAGGTGTGACATTGTATGTCTGCATTGCAGAAGCAATTTCGGCATCACTCATGCCAGGATTGGCAATCAGAAAATCCAGTATTTGTTCGCTAGTAACGGCCATGTTTTTCTCCTGTGCTTATTATGGCATTTCTGGCCATGTAATTGTCCAAGGAAATCCTGTTTGGTCAGGAACATCCCTCAATGCTTGGCAGTAGTCATCCCACTCTTGTGTAGTAGTTAAGTCTCTACGATAACGCCAATCAGTTTCAGCTAACTTAGCATCACGAGTTGCACGAACACTCTTAGCCTGTTCAGCATCCTTAGAAGCCTTATAAGCTGCCTCATGTTCTGCTGCTGTGGTAGTTACACCATCCTCAACAGTATCGATAAAGGTAGGGCCTAACACATACTTTGTGTACCACTTACCTTCAATCTGCTCAACACCTTGTGCTTGAGAGTATTGGTAAACAGTACCACCAGTAGCTTGTGGGCCTTCAAAGACTACATCAGCACCTAGATTGTCTAAGATTTCAGTTGTAGTTGTCTCCCATGATGGGCCTCCATTGGCTTTTGTGTATGCACGAAATTCACTTTCGTACATTACCTGTCCAGTTGATCTGATTCTTACTTGCATGATTGTTCCCAATGTAATGTTTTATGCGATTGCCAAGAATAAATAAGTTGTCCCAGAATTATTAATAAACGTGTAATCAGGGCCTCCAACATTAACAATAAAACCAGAGGACGCTGGATCGATAGGATCTTCTCCAGTTATTTCAGCCTGTGTAGTATCTAATCGTAATACTGGGTCATTTGAAGAAATAATGCCTCTAGCTGTATCAAAAATATTCCAACGACCGCCGTTAGTTAAATCGGTAATCATCACAAATCTTGCACCAGCACTAAAGTTACAGTTTATGGTTTGACTTGAGCCATTACCCACATAAGTTCCAATTTTTGAAACTCCAGCTAAGGACGCCCATAAATAAGCAACATAAGTTGTTCCTGAAGCATTGCTTTTAGTATTTGCACCCACAGTAAAAACAGAACTTGTTGGAGTAGTATTATTCCAAATAGTCGAGCTAGTAAACGGAGCACTACCACCCGGCATTGAAATCCATTTATCTGCGACTCCATAATACCAAGCCCAACCACTACTATTATTTCTATCTTTAAGTAAAAGTAGTTCTGGAACTGCTTGCAAATTATGCGTCACAGTCGTAGCACTTCCCGTCCCTGTATAGCAAACCACATCCATAAAGGATGGCGCACGTCTAAACATATGGTAAAGACGTGTATACGAGTTTCCTTGGTTTGATAATTGAACTTGCGTATTGCTCGCCCACACCTGAGTTTCTGTTGTTTCAGCAGCAGTGCTTCTGCTATTTAACGCTTTAGGTGCTGTTAAACGATTTGAGAAATATTGAATGTTTGAGGCAGAAATATTCTGAAATTCAATTGCGGTATCAACAGGGAAACCAGCAGTAGTTAATTTATCTGCATCAGTAAACACAACAGGAATAAACACCTTAGTCGCATCCGTAGGCACTTTCATCGGGCCTCTACGAATGGCTATGTAGATGAAGGTGTGACCAGTGCGGTTCATTGGGATGTTGTCATCCGTCACCTTGAATCCAGTGGCAGTAAAGTCAACCCTTCGGCTATCCACTTCTGCTGCGGATGTGTTTGGAACCAGTAATCTATCTCCGTAATCAGTGCTTCCAACACCGCTGCCAGTAGGAACGCCCCGCATATTGTCGAGCAACTGCCAATCAGTGCCTGCGGCAAATTCGCCAGAGACGCACTTAACAAGCAACCACTGAGGCTCATAACCGAGATTGATAACTGGGCCGTTTGTAGACGAACTGTTGCCCGTATAAGACCCACACGAAATCACATTGTCTGTACCAGTAAGTCCAAATCCTCCTGCGTCATGGGCGAAGATGTAGGCTACGTAGGAGCGACCAGACGCGTTTACTTGAGAGCCATTTCCGACAGTAAAAACAGTTGATGTAGGGTTTGTGTTGTTCCAAATGCCAGAATCAGCTCCAGATGCGCCAGTGCTATCAAGATACAAGCGAAAATTGCCTCCAAGTGACCTGTGATAAACAGCCCATTGTCCTGTTGTACTGGTGCATTTAACAATAACTACTCCGGGCGCACTAGTAAGGTCATGAGGAATCTGACGACCTGCAACACCATCCCCCGTATACGTCACGCAACCGAAAAATTTCGGCTGCTTTCTGAAGGTCCAAAAAGCAAACGTGTCTGACAGCGAGTTAACGTAGTTGGTTGCTGTAAAGCCGTTAGACAAAAAAGAACTTATGGTTGGGAATGACGCAACTTGTGCGCCTGTGTTATCTGTTGAAAGCGTTGTGTTAACGCCCCTTGCAGTATCAACAAGGATATGGTTTGAGCCAGCCAAATTCCTGCTCTTTCCCCAAACCAAACCGCCCTTCCCTGCCAGATCAATCCCGTTAGTGACAGTTTGCGTATTACTTACGCCTGTCCCTGTTGTGAGGTACGTTGAAAACACGTCCTCGATGTAGTTAGGAACAGCCGCTACACCACCACCAAAGGCATCATAAGAAGCTGCACCACTTGTTGCTTGTAATGGCATAGGTTTAAGCCTTAAATTGTGTTACTGAGGCAAGGATAGTGAACGTAGCACTACCTGTTTTGATGATGAGGTATCTTGCACTGTCTATTCCACTTGCATTACCCGCTGTAGGCGCACCACCTAACCATCTAGTAGTCACTCCAGAGGTTGTGCCATCCACTTGTACAGCAGAGTTGTAGTAAGCAGTAGAGCCTTGAGTAACCAAGAAAGCAACAGTCATTGATTGACCTGTACTCATCAAAGTATTCAATGAAGTACCGCTAGAGCCTCTGAAGTTAACTGTCCAGTTAGCACTTGCGTTACTTGTGTAGTACAAGACTGACTGAGTTGTAATGTCGTAGTTAATAGTACCTGTAGCTGCTGTAGCTGATACTGTAGCGACTTCTGCTGCATCGTTCAAGATAATAGCTTGAGTAGATGATGTACCGCTAAAGGTTTGAGTAGCTGTGAAGGTCTGTGCTGAATTGGTTACTGCTGTGTTAGCGTTGTAGGCTTGGACATTAGTACCGATTGCCAAACCAAGATTTGTTCTAGCAGTAGAAGCACTAGCAACATCGGATAGGTTGTTGGCAGCAGTTAAGAAACCACTTGCTGTAAATGCCGCCTGAGTCCAAGCCGATCCTGTCCACACATAAAGAGTTGATACTGTTGAATTCCAGTACAAAGCACCAGTAATCAGTGCATTTCCATCGTTATCCACAGAAGGTGCGGATGTCTTGCTTCCCAAATATCGGTCATCAAAAGAATCAAAACTAGCCGCTGCCGATGTTGCACTAGAAGCCGCATTTGTTTCGCTTGTAGAGGCATTAGAAGCACTTGTTGCTGCATTTGAAGCAGATGTAGCCGCATTAGATGCGCTTGTAGCTGCCGCAGTAGTCGAACCAAAGATAGAATCTATTTCAGTCTTTGTGTAAGCATTAGAAATGTTGTAGCCAGCAATAGTCGTAGGATTAGTACCTGCCGTTGCACGGCCATAAGCATCAAAAGTTACAGACTGGTATGTACCTGCTGTAACACCAGAAGCCGCTAAATCGATGTTGTCGCCATTGACAACAATACGGCTTGAAGACGCTGTGCCTACATTGAGGGTATTGCCTGTCTTTGTAAGGCCATCACCTGCGGTAATCTGACCTGCACCAGAGAACTGTGCCCAACTAACAGATGTGCTTCCCAATGTCCCACCTGCATCTACTGTGCAAATCCAACCTGAATCAGCGTTAGTAGTGCCTTTTTCAACAAAGGTGAAAGCCGCAGTCAACTCTGTCCATGAATCAGCATCAGTAGCACGAGTCCAAGAACCTGCAGCAACCAAGTAAATGCCATTGCCAGAAGCAGTAGACTGATCCTTGACCAACACTCGGTCACCAGCAGATACCGCTACGCCATCAATCGTTTGTGTGCCAGACAATGTAATGTTTGCAGTAGTAGCCACAACCACAGAAGCCTTGGCATCAATACCTTGAGCCAGAGCATCTACATAACCCTTCGTAGCCGCATCAGAATCGTTTGTGGGACTCGCTAGACCAGTAATCGTTGCCGATGTACCAGAATCCATGTCAAGCGATCCTGAGATCGTTACATTGTTGAATGTAGAAGTGCCAGAAGCGGCAGTGACATTTCCTGTAACGTTACCAGTTACGTTGCCAGTTACATTGCCAGTCAAGTTACCAGTCACATTACCAGTGACATTACCTGTAACAGCGCCTGTCAATGGGCCACTAAATCCTGTTGTGGCAGTAACATTAGTACCAGTGATGGCGGCAGCAGATGAGCCTCCAATAACTGCACCATTGATAGTTCCTGCGCTAATAGCGGCAGAAGCAATTGTAGCGGCTGTGTTAACAGTAAGGTTAGTAAAAGTACCTGCTGCGGCAGTAGAAGCACCAATGGTTGCTCCATTGATTGTTCCGCCAGTAATCGTAGCAGAAGAGTTATCTGTCTTTGTCGCTACAGCAGTTGCAATGTTATTGAACTCTGTATCAATTTCAGCACCCTTAACAACCTTTAAAGGATTGCCAGGAGATAAGTTATCTTTTGATGCAAAGTTAGTACTTTTTGAGTAATTTGACATGGTTTATCCTATCTTGCCTTCTTTGGCCTGAATTTCAATCTTCTGAATAGACAGTTGAGTGCCGTTAATAGTGGCCTCATATCCTGTTTGCACAATCTTACCTGCACTTGAAGCATTGCTTGTCAAGGCTTTAATTGGGATGCCACTTGAGAAGTCTGCAACCGCATACTCGCCAACTCCATACTCGTAATAACCTTGAGGTGGAATAAAGACGTTCTCTGACTGATAAGACCCAGAATAATCAAAAGCCCACTTGATCGTAAGAAACTGATTAGAACCACCAATCACAATGGCAGTAATTGATTTCAAAATAGAAATCTGATTAGGATTTCCTAAGTCAGCATTGTTTGTGTAATAAGAGAACCGATAACTCAATGTGTCATCAAGATAAGTTCCATACTTACCAATGTATCCATTCTTACCAATGTACAAATCACCATTTCTTAGTGATTTCAAACAAGTTGGAGAGATAGAGTCCCACTTCGTCACACGAGAAGCGCCATCTTGCAAGGATTGCTTCGTATCAAAGCAGTAAACTTGCAAAGTAGCTGGCAAAACAAGCAGGTAAAAAGCGTTTTTCTCTGAGTAAACAGACTTGATATTGGCTAGTGTTTCACCTGCCAAAGATGATTCCAGATCGAAACGAACATTCTTAGATAGGTCACGCAATGGAGCAGACTTCTCTTGAATAGTCCTCATCAGTGAACGAACACCTGAGTCTGACAAGAAAACAACATCAGTACCAATACTTTGTATGGTGTCTCTAGCCACACACCCAATAGAACCTACTGTGTCGCTTAAAACCAACGATGCAGGAGTAGAAGCACCTGAGTAAACAAGAATCTGCTTCTTACCAAAGATGAACAAGAAGTCGTTGTGTGCTGCCAAGCCCATCACTTCATCAGCGCCATTAGGCCACACACGAGAAACATCTAGAGAGCCTGACGTGCCACCAGACCATACATGACCAGCAATCAAGTCAGAAAAGCTTATAGTGACTTTATCTGTAGATGTATTAGCAACCCACAGACGACCAAAAGCAGAAATACAGATGTTTGCTTGTGGGACAGTACCAGTCGAACCTGTTTTCTCTGAAACTCTACGATAAGTAGTAGTACTTACAGCAGGGTCGTAAATCAAAGCATCGTGACCAGTCTGAAAGAAATATGCAATCCCATTAAGAGTCGCACATTGCCAGTTGCTTGCAGAGATAGTAGGAGCAGTACCGCCACCCCCATACGTCAACTCAGTCACAGCATTCGAAGTACCAAGTTTGAAAATCTTGTTGTTTCCTGCAAACAGGACAGTCAAAGTGCCATCGTTTTGTACCAACTCATGGATGACACCAACATCGTTGTCACCAAGGTTTCCAGATGCAGAGTTGACCTTTGACCAACCTTTTCTAGCACCAATACGACCATACTGATCCAAGATGCAGTTAGTTGCAACCAAAGCAAAACCAGACCCCAAATCAAGAGGTGAGTCTTCAGTATTCAGGCCATAGAAGCCTGGTGCTGAAAGACTATAGCTTTGAAGTTGAGATGCCATTAGACCGCCTCAAAATTGTCTTCAGGATAACGAGTACTCTCTGTTGCAATCGCATCAGATAACATACCTCTAAACAAGGCATAAGCCTCGGCAGAGTTTGTTCCACCATCTTCACCACGCTCGATCAAAGCACGAGCATAGGCGCTTTGTGTCACCAAGTAGTCCAAAACCTTCACAGATGTGTCATCAGATGACAATGATGCCAAGCGTCAGATCGAGGATTCCTACACATGGAATTGCCTCTCACAAACAGTCACTATTTCCACTACTGGTGGCACACATTCTTATTCTTTGACTGGTGTTGGTCAAAAGTTT